GGAGAATGAATATGGCTACAATAAATTTAAGTGAAAGCACTGAGATAATAGAAGAACCACAAGTATTAAAACTTAGAGAGATAAGGTTTGCCTTACATAAGCTGAGAGGTAGTGATGGTTGTGTTCAATATAATACTGAAGTAATAGATGAACTATGTAAACGATTAGAACTATTAGAACAGGAGGTGTAGTGTGACTAAGAAAAAAATAGAAGTTAATAAGATACTGAACTTAACTAAGTATCAAGCAAAGCAAATACTAGAGATATTGGAAACACTAAGACGTATCAATTCACAGACAGATGATAAGTGTCCAATAGATTACGAGATGATATGTGAGTTAGATGGAATGGAACATCAGCTTGCTAGTATCGCAGGTGCTAAGGTGGAGTGTGAGCATGGTCACTATAATAGATGGGGTGGAACATATGAGTATGAAAAATAAAAAGCTATCAAGTTTAGTAGATGAATACTATTTATCCTTTGATTTCAGGAACTTACGTCAGGAAACTAAAGTACAATATCAATACTTTCTTGGTGTAGTTTTAAGTACAGAAACTGATACTGCTTCTAATTTAGGCAGTATCAACTTTTCTGATATCTCTACTAAGATGGCAAAGGTGTCATATGAAAAGTGGTGTGACAGAGGTATACACCTTGCTAATCATGTCATGTCTGTGGCTAGGGTGGTATATAATTATGGCATACACATGGAGCATTGTTTAATCAACCCATTCACTAGTATTAAAAGGAGAACACCTATAGCTAGAAAGGTAGTGTGGACTAGGAAAGATGTAGCTATGTTTTTAGATGTGGCTTACTCAGACTTTAACACAAGAAGCTTAGGGTTAATTGTTCAAATGGCTTATGAGTGGTGTCAACGACTAGGAGACATGCGTATGATTAAATGGTCTAACTTAGATTTAGATGGGAAGAAGATGCACATACAACAATCTAAGAGGAGAGCAGAAGTATTCTTACCTATAGAAGATGGTCTATGTAAAATGTTAATACAACAAGAGAAAGACTTTGGCTTCCAAGAGTATGTAGTACCTCGCCCTCGCCCTAAGAGAGGTGTGTACCATCCCTATACACTTACTAAGCTACCAGTAGAGGGTAGAAAGATTATGGATACTGCTGGGCTATCTAAAGAACTTAGATTGTCTGATCTTAGACGTACTGGTACAACTGAGATGGTAGATGCCGGTGTATCTATGGGTAATATTATGTCTGTCACAGGACATACTAATCCTCAGAGTGTCAAGCCCTACATGAAAAATACTTACGCTAGTGCTAATTTAGCATTAAGTATAAGAAAAAAATTGACGGATTAAAAAATACATGTTAGAAGACATTAACATTGTCCGGGGTAATATACTATATAAGGAACATATACAATGTATAATATACTAGAATTTGTTAAAGACTTAGACATTCCTATAGATGGTACAAAGAGAATTAATTGCCCTGTCTGCAACTCATATAAAACATTTACTGCTACAAATAATATGGGTTCATTAGTGTGGAATTGTTATAAGGTTACTTGTAGTTTAAGTGGGAGTACTCGTGTTAGGTTATCTGTGAATGACATCAAATCTGTAAGTGCTAGAAAAGAAATGCCTACAATAGATGTATTTGAGATGCCTGAGTATATTGTACCACATAACAATAGGAGTAACCTCATTCAGTTCTGTGACAAATGGAGATTGAACGCAGACAAGCTAGACTTACACTATGACGTAAGAGAGGACAGAGTTGTCTTTCCTATAGTTCATGGTGGTAAGGTAGTGGATGCGACAGGTAGAGCTTTGGGTAAGAGATTGCCTAAGTGGAAACGCTATGGGAATAACCCCTTGCCATACACATATGGTTGTGGTAGGGTCGCAATAGTTGTTGAGGACTGTGTAAGTGCTTCTGTTATAAATAGCAGTATATATACGGGGGTGGCTATACTTGGAACTTCATTATCTGAAGAACATAAGGAGTATCTCGCACAGTTCTCAACTGCTATTATTGCATTAGACCCGGATGCATTACCTAAGATATTTCAATTTGCTAAGGAGCTAAGGGGATACGTTCCCAACATACGTGTGCTTAGATTACAAGATGACTTAAAGTATTACAAAGAACAAGACTTACTAAACCTACATAACTTAACCCCAAAGGAGTAATACATGGAAAATGCACTATTAAGAAGTTTGATGGACAAGGATTTCTACAAAGAACATCGTGGAGCAAGATGTCCAGACAGACTATTCAGTAAGGATGCTAGAAAGATTAAGGTTGCTATAGATTCAGCTATGGACAGATATGAACGTACAGTAACACCTGACGAGATTGAGGCTCTGTTCATATCTGGTAATCCATCTATGTCTACTGCACAGAAGCAAGCTTACATATCCTTGTTTCACTCAATCAAGAAAGAGCAACCTCTAGGCTCTGACATAGCACAAGAGGTGTTGTCCAAGTTGTTTCAACAAGTGGTGGGAGAAGACATTGCTAATCTTGGGTTTGACTATGTCAATGGTCAGCAGACTAGTCTAGAACCATTACGTCTGCTACTAGAGCAATACAATGATGACTTCACCCCGGATTTAAATGTGGAGTGGGATGACCTAGAGATTGAGACACTACTAGCTAAGAATGATCTTGAGGCACGTTGGAACTTTAACATACCAGCCCTAACACGACAACTTGAGGGCATCAATGCAGGTCACTTGATTGAGATAGGTGCTAGACCTAATACAGGTAAGACATCTTTTCATGCTAGTATGATTGCCAGCCCCGGAGGATTTGCTCATCAAGGTGCTAACTGTATTGTGTTGTGCAATGAAGAGGGTAGTCACAGAGTTGGTGCTAGATACTTAACTGCATCCACTGGCATGACTATGAAAGAGATCAAGTCTAATCCAAGTAAGGCAAGAGACTTGTATGCACCTGTCAAAGATAAGATAAAGATAAAAGATGCTACTGGTCGTGACATGGCATGGGTTGAGAGTGTATGCAAATCATACAAGCCTGACGTTGTTCTACTAGATATGGGAGATAAGTTTGCTAGAACTGGTGGCTTCTCAAGACCTGATGAAGCACTCAAAGCTAATGCAATACATGCTCGTATGATTGCCAAGCAACATGACTGTGCTATGTTTTACATGTCACAGTTATCTGCTGATGCTGAGGGTAAGATACTACTCAATCAAAGTATGATGGAAGGTTCTCGTACTGGTAAAGCAGCTGAAGCTGACCTAATGATATTGATTGCTAAGAATCCACCTAAGCAAGAAGAGGGTGATAATGAAGATATACAGAGACATCTTAACATTGTTAAGAATAAGTTGTCAGGGTGGCATGGTGTCATTACTTGTCAGCTTAATTATCAAGTAGGAAGGTATGAGGCATGATTGATCTGCCAGACTTATTTGGTTACGTAAAACCTAAGAAGGTTATAAGTGAGTTATACACTTGTATCAAATGTGATATACCACAACCTATTGATAGGTATGCTGTAGTAGCCGCAGGTGAAATCAAAAGAACTTGTAAGTCTTGCATGAGTGGTCATTACTACACACTAAAAAGACTACGTAAAGAAAACTACTACCCAGACGAAGATTACTGTTGTCCTATATGTAAACGTGACATAAAAGAGATCAGTAAGTATGGTCAAATTAAACTTAACAAGTGGGTACTAGATCATTGTCATACTACTCTGACCTTTAGGGGTTGGATATGCCATCATTGCAATACAGGTTTAGGTGGCTTTTCAGATGACTTGACAAAAGTAAAGAGAGCAGTTATATATCTAAAGAGACATAAGGAGATATTAAATGAAACTAACACTTGATGTGGAAAACACTACTACTACTAGAGATGGTAAGCTACACCTAGACCCATTTGAGACAGATAATGAGTTGATTATGGTAGGGTGCTTAACTGATGGTGGAGAAGAGTACTTATTTAGAATGTCTGTTGATACAGATGCACATAGTAAGATACAAGAACTTCTCAATGCG